CCCGTACGTTCACAGGCTTGTGGCTGCGGCGTTTGGCGCAAAGATTGATGGCAAGGAGGTCCTGCACAAGTCGGACGACCAAGACGACAACAGGGCTTCTCAACTGCGCGCGGGTACTCGGAAGGACAACGCACAGGACCGACTCAAGAACGCCGCCAAGAAGCAGCGCAAGGGTACCAAGAAACCAAAAGTAGGTGGCCGATGAAGCGGCTAGTGACCTAGACGGGGGTCGAAGCTGCGCAACTGCCTAAAGTGACAACATGGCAGCACCCCACCAACCCTCAATTTCGCCGGGACTAAACCTCTCGACGAAGTAGGGTGTCTCTGCATGGTAGGGGTACATCACGTCAAGTGGGTCACCTGAGTGGATTCGTCCAACCAGGTGACCAAACTCGTGCAGGGTGGTCCTGCTGTCGGCGCCCTTGGGCAGTCTGACAACGCCCTGGTACGCGAGCCCCACGTAGTTGTTCAGAAGCAGTACAGACCGCTCGGTGACGGCGAGGGTTGCCTCGTCCATTGAGAGGGTGTTCTTGTCCGCTTCAGTGAACAACCTGACCTGGACTATGCCTGGCTCGGGCAAGGGCTCACAGCGACCCCTCACGACGGTGTACAGGTCCTCTGGGTAGTCCCAGACGTCTAGGGCGGCCCGCACCTCCTGGGCGCTGACAGGTGAGTCCCTGCAGACCTTGATGATCACGTCTGGCATTAGTATGGTGTAGATGAGTCCGAACATGTCACTTGTCCTCTCGGTGGATTGTCCCTGTGGTGGCCTCCTGCTGATTCCATGCGGCCACATGGATGGCAACGACGTCGCCAATCTCATCAGTGGTGACTGATGCCACGTCTATCGCTACGGGGAGTCTTCCGCCAACGAGCGGGCCCCACACGCCACCAACATCCACAACGGCGCTACCGTCCCGGCAGTACCAGACTACTGGAAAATTCGCGGGTTCGCCGTCCAGGCAGATTTCGGTGTCGCCAGACTCCAACAGGCGGAAGGTCACGCCAGAGGGAAGCCCGGTGAGGTCCATCAGGTCCCCATCCATGCGCCACCAGTCAGTGAAAAGGACGTCCTCGGCCAGGATGTCAGGACACAGCTCTGCAACAGTCACATCAACGATGCCGTCGCCATCGGTGTCCCACCCAGACTCGTCGTTCCAAGTGTTGGTGATAACCTCATCAAAGCCTAGGCCGAGTTCAGGTTTGGGTTTGCAGGCCCCAAGAGCAAGGGCCAGGCAGAACAACCAGACACAGATACGAGTTGACATTGGGGACCTTTAGTTTTCTCGGGTTGCTACCTTGATGGTGACGGAACTCGAAGTACCAGCGCCCGCGCCATCCCAGAACAGCAGGGTCACATGGCCGCCCCGCACAGGGATGGTGGCGCCCAACTTGTCTGGGGCAGTGGCGAAGAAGTCGGCCTTGGCAAAGGTCATCTCGTAGGGCTTCATAGTGGCCACACCAGCGGAGAGGGCCTGGCTAGGTACGGGAGCCCAGTCGGTCGCAGTCCCAGTGGTCCAAGCGGCGGGGTCTTTCTCAAGGGTGAACACGGCCTGCACCCGTAGGTCAGTTAGACTGCCCACTGTGGCGACATCAACTGTGAAGTCAAGGAAGTCTCCACCACTGACCGGGATGGCGGTCGAAGCGAGGGGCGCGGTCAGGGAGTCGCCCACAAGGCTGCCCGCGGCGCACACGATGTAACCCGACGTGGGGTTGATTTTACTTGCCATTTGAAGAAGCCTCTACAGTGTTCTGTGTGTATTGCGTGGGTGCGAGGGTGAGGTACTTTGTGGATACCCCGACACCTGCAAGGGCCAGAAGCCCAAAGAGCAGGGCCAAAGTGATCATGCGTTGGTCTGTGCGACTATCGCTGGCCGCCTGGACAACGGCATCCTCGACCCGAGTGATAGACGTTGTTAGTCTGGAGAAACCCTCTTTGGTGACAGCGGAGTTCTCCTCAAGCGAGTTGGCTAGAAGCCCAATCAGCGCGCTCTCGGTTGTGGTCTCGGGGGCATGGTCTTCGAGAAGTTTGACAGCCATTAGCGCCGCCCGTTGATAGACGCGAGGAGCGCCACCGCCGCAGGTCGCCCTGGGTTGCCTGGTGCCGCGGAGTGCTCATTGGCGAGCGCCTGCAGGAGTGCGCTGGAGACGGCCTGCGTGGGACCTGGGCCACCCTCCCCACCATGACTGCCTACGAGGAGGCCTAGGCTGGTGGCGTAGGCTCGGAGCGCCGTGTAATTGGCCGCGGTGTACGTCTCGACGATTGAGCCGTCTGGGTCTACAATGTGTCCAGTGATTGCCATTAGGCCAATCCCCCTATCTCGATTTGACGAATCCACGCGGTAGGCGAGAATGTAATGGTGGCGGTGGCGGAGGCGGCGTGAGGGAAGACGCCGAAACAAAGCCAGGTTTGTCCGGTAAGCGCTAAGTTCATGGTCTTGGCCGCTGAGGTGTTCACCGAGCCATTCGCGTTCTCCAGCACCGTCGTAACGGCGGCCACTGTGCCGTCGGTACCTAGCACACCTCGACGCAGCGGGAAGGTCGCGCCGAAATTCTTGAGCCCCCCGCGTACACCGGACAGGGCCACAGCACCGTCCAGCCCAGCATTAGCCCTCGCCCCAGCGCCATCCCAGTCGAGCCCTGACCACACTATCGACGTACCAGCCGCATCCGTCGAGAGCCCGGCCCACACCACAAGGCCACTGGAGTCGGACGGAGGTGTGCCTGTATCGCTGTGGACCGCGAATGCGGCGGGCGTGCGGTCGGCTAGATTGCCATCGCTGTCTCGCCACGGCAGGATGACAAACCAGCCTCGGTTTGGCAGCGTCTCGGCGGTCGTAGCCGTCATAGTGCACGTCACGGAGCCGTCTGCATTCCAGGTGAGGGCGGTGTCCAGGCAGCCTGTAGGGTCACCTGTGACGCCATCTGCGTTTGGGGTGACGACGTCAGCTTCCGCGGGGGCCAGAAACTTGTCAGAGGTATTATGCTCGTTCAGGTCCATAGGGATTGCGAGGAAGTCAGCCATGGGTGCCTAACCGCCGAAGTGGATGAGGTTGTCGTTGAGCACGCTGCCGATGACTCGACGCGGGCCAGTCTTGTCAGGAACGTTGGACCACTTGCCACCGGCAACCAGGAACAACTTTTGGTCTTCCGCCAGGTCAACATCGGTGTCAGCGACACGGGCATCCTCAAAGGGCAGGTAGGCCCACGGGTAACACGCGGTGAAGTCATGGGAGTCCGACATGTGAGCCAGGATGAACAGCGGAGCGGTCTTGGGCGTGGTCACGGGGTCAGCCAGACCCATCACAAGGTATGAGCCTCGCACGTTTCGAGGGGTGACAATGGTACCCTTGGGCCAGACACCTTCAGTGGCCGCCAGTGTTGGGTTCAGTGGCAGCGCCTTGTCGAATTCGGTTTTGGGCATAGATAGCTCCTTCCCTCTGTGAGTATCTCACCCGGGCTTCCGCCTTGGGCAGATTGCTGCTAGTCACTGTAGACTGTGTTCTCTGCCTCGGCGAACAGCGCCTGGGCCCCGCGCACGACATTCTCGGGCTCATGGGCCATATCCTCGGCCACGTTGTAAGTGGTCATCCGGGGACCACCCATAGCCTGGAGTGCGGACATCACACCAGACCTACGCACACCCCACTCGGAGAGCAGTTGGGCATAGGGGCCAAGTTCGCTACCCAGTAGAGGGTACCGTTTCATCGCGGAGAGCATGTGGCGCTCGGTCTGCCAGCCGCCGTCAGCACTGCGGGTGACCCGGTTCTTCGCACCCAGGGGTATCCAGTTAGCTTGCTCTAGTACAAACTTCTGGTAGCCGTTGACTTTGACCAGGGCCTTGTCTCGGGAGTCCTCTTTGCCCAGGAACGCCATGATATACTGGTCAATGATTTGGCTCTTGAAACCAAGCATCTCGGCAGTGTGCTCAATGAGGTGTTCCTGCCAGTACCCGTTGGGGGCTGTGGCGCCAATGTCCACACCACCCTTGTTACCAAGGAAGTTCGCGGCGACTGTGCCAGCCATGAAGGTCATGTGGGTGGTGTTCATGGCGAATTCGATACCGTACAGTGCGCCGTCCTCTGGACTGCTGTAGTACGCGTGGGTGTCGTCGAAACCACCCGCAAGGGCAGCCTGCCTCTGCTCATAGGATAGCACTGAACTGAACCCGTGCGTCGCGCCACCCATGTAGGACGGCTGGAAGTTGGTCAGACGCTGTTCATTCAGGGCGCGGCCCTTGAGGGTTTCATCCTGCTCGGCCTTGTCGTTGACGTACTGGGTGACAGCGTGGGAGGCCTGCGCGCGGTTTCTGGACCGGCCCAGGATTGTCTGGCCCATCATGGACTTGGCGAGGAACCGCGGGTCCTGGGCCTCGAAACCCTCAAACAGCGCCCGCATACCGTACTTCAGGGCTTGTTTGTGGAACCGGTAGAACGGCACAACCCGGGCGACGTGGGCAAGCTCCCACTGGGAGTAGTCATGGCTCCAGTCAAACAAGGCGTTGGTGGCCCGCTTCTTGGCGGTGCGGGGGTCGGCGCCCTCGGACAATAGGTGCATGAACAGGTGGGACCGTTGCCGCCGTTCAATGTCGGTGTTGAGGTCTGCGATGCCGCGCTTGCTGTCAGCAAAGGCACCACCCAACTTGTTGGTCCACCCCTCACGACCAGCGCGTTCAGTTGACTGTAGGAACTCGTGTGAGGCCTCGGCGTCCATCATACCATAGTCAGCGAGCATTTCCCGCACTTCGTCGTAACTGTAGGCTGAACCACTTTTGGTCTTAAACGTACCTTTCTTGCCCGCAAAGATGTCGTTGGTGATTCGTGAGGAGTAGCTCTGCGTGATCGTGGGGAGTATGTCCGAGCCAGCCTTAACCACGGATCCCATGGCTTTGCGAATTGGGTTCCAGTATGGTTGGAGGGACGACGTGACAGCGCGTGCCCCAGCGTTGCGCTCATGGAACTTGAACGCTTCGTGGACTGTGTTACTCGCGGCGACCCCAATGGCACCAGCCCAGATAGCCCGGATTGGGCCTGTAGCTACTGGGATGGTCACGTTGACGGCGGCCGTCATGCCCTCGTTGGACGCAACCTGCAGGGTGTTACCAAAGATGTTGGCGCTGACGTGCTTAGGGTCACCCACAAGTACGCCCGCTGTGAGGCTCTGGAGCACCACGTTGACAGCGGCTGGTCCAAGGTCTACCAGGTTACCCATACCATTGGATTTCGAGTGGTACAGTGTCATCTCCTTGATAAGCCCGTCTAGCTCAGTGCCCAATTCGTCCATCAGGGACTTAGGCAGGAACGTGGGAGCCTCGCCGGGGTACTCGTCTCGGAGTACAACCAGGGTCTTAAACGCGCCCTCACCCCCGTCGACCTTGTGCTTCTCACCTATCACGTTGAAGCCGAGCTCGTTCGAGATGGCCATGACAGAGTCAATGTTGAATGCGTCGCTGGCTAGGTCTTCAGCGGACATCCCCCCCGTGATAAAGTTGTTGAACATGGTCATGTCTGCGGCGGAGTACTTCCCAGTCACCATCCGACTGGCGGTGTTAGCCACACGGGTCTCAAGGGCGAGGTGAGCGAGACCAGCGGCAATCATCAGGCGAGTCTTGTCAGATGCGCCCGTCTTGCCGAGCTCGGCGGCGAGCTTGGTTGGGGTCACGTCCAACAGGGTCTCCTCGACAATCACTCTGGCGGCACGCTTCAGACGACTGCGCATCTCCGCCATAGTTGTCACAGTGCTGTCAGCCAGTATGTCGACAGTCGCCTGGAATAGCGCGGTAGACACGTTGCCACTGCCAGGGTGCCTGGCCATGATTTCGGGGATGACCGAGTTCGCGATGGCCGCAATTCCAGGGTAGTTCTTCTGGCGCTGGGCGGCACCCTCGGAGGCGCCTTCAAGCTTGGCTGCAGCCTTCTGGTCGGCCTTGAACGCTAGTATCTCGTCAGCGGTGAGTCCCGCGGGGACAGTCTTGGGGTCACGGAGACGCTTGATGTCTACAGCGCGGCCCTTGGCGTCGATGAATAGCGACCGGTCCGACACGTTTCCCATGGTGGCGCCGCGCCCGTCAATGTCCATAGGCGCAGTCGTCTCAAAGTACTGGTCCAGGTCGGCCCAGTCGTTGCCACGCGCGGCCAGGCGGGAGGCGTCATCACGGATGAGTGCTGAGCGGCTCTTTGTCTCGTCGATTACAACCACAAACTTCTCGTTGATTGCCCCGTGGTCTACGACGGCACGCCCTTTGAAGAGGCCCGCGGTGCTGCGCGCGGCCAGACTGTACACACCCACCGCCAATCGTGTGAACGCGTTGTTAGACGCCAGGGGCATCGTGGGGTCGTCCATCATAATCTTCAGCGCGCGCACCCGGGTAATCTCCGGGGTGAGGTCCCGACGCTCGGCGAACTGGAGGAAGTCGTTGACCAGTTCCTCGGTGTGCTTCAGAGCATCCCGTGGGATGAGTTCTGTGGCATTGACTAGAGCCTGACCCTTGGGCGAGGTTGACCACTCGGCGAACGCCGCCGAGTACTCACTCTGCATAAGCTTGGTGAGGGTGGACTTGTTGATTGCGGTACCGGCGTCATCATCGAATGACTTGTGGATTAGGTCTGACGAGATGTCATCCCACTTGTATGTATCTCGGGCGGCATCTTGCTTGATACCCTCGGCGAGTGAGCGGGCCACTTTGGCGTAGGTCTCGCGGTACAGGTCATTGGCATCCTGGTAGGCCTTCTTGCGGTCCATAATCGCGAGGTCTTTGTCAGCCTTCACGAGCTCCGGGCTTCTGTTCTTGGGCGTGTGCTTGGCCTTAGAGGCCTTGAGGTCCGCGCGCTTCCGGGCGTTGTCTTTGCGGCTGGCTAGGATAGAGTACCGCCCCGCCTGCACGTCCTGGTCGAGCAAGGTCTTGTGGAGCTTGGCCTTCTTAGCCTTCAGCATCTCCCGGGCCCGGGCCCACGATGCCTTTGAGATAGCCTCACGCGCCTGCGCAGCGGCGACACTTAGCCGGGTGGCTTCGGCCTGTGCTTTAGCAACATACGCCTTGGAAGAGCGTTTGTAGTCCTTCAGGTTAGCCCTGGTCTCGGCGAGCTTGTTTCTGGCGGCCAGCAGGTCCTTTGTGGGGTTGGTCTTGATGGCTGCACTAATCACAGCCTCCGTGTGCCCTCCAGCTACCTCTGTGACCACCCGCTTAGCCTCTGTGACCTCGGCTGCCATTTCGGTAACCTTGTCGGCGGCGAGGGCTTTGGCACGTTGTGCGGATGCCTCTGCGCGGCGGGCGTGGCTTTCAGCTTGCACGGTGGTCTTGATAGGAGCCTTGCGGTCGTGGGCTATCCTGTCAAGTTGTGCGTTGATTTTGACAATCTGCTCCTTGACAGCGTTGGACTCACTCAAAGTGACCTTCTTGACGTTGGCACCCTTTGGAATCTTGTCGGCTTCAACCTTTAGTACAGCGTCGAGGCGCACAAGCTGGATGTCCAGGGCGTCAATAAGCTCCCGCTGAAGGGCCACGACCTGGTTGGCCTGGTCAATCCGTTTGCCCTCCTCGGCTAGAGCCATGGTGCTCTTCCTGTCAACAATATCAACCTTCAGCCGGTGAATCTGGTCACCAGAGGACTTGTATGCCTCCGCCATACGTGGGTCAGCCCGCAGAGCCTGACCAAACTCCCCACGAACAATGGACTCAAGGAAAGGTGAGACAGCCTGAGAGAGCATGCTCAATTCAAGTGTCTTGCCTAGGGCCTCCAGGTCGTCCCCGCGCTCGGCCGCAGTAGCCGCAGCCTCAAAGGCTTTCCGGGCCTTAGACGCCTTCCGGAGCTTGTTGACCTTTCCGCCCGCCTTGACCACGTTGCCTGCACCGTACGTGATCATTCCCACGGGGTCAGGCTGTGCGGACTCACCTACGAGGGCGTAGAACCAGGGTAGGTTGTTGGCTATGAGTCTCTCCGCCGCCCAGTCGCTGTCTGTGTCAAGACCAATGCGGGCCACAAAGGGCTTCATCGTGGTGTCGATGTCGGTGAAGAAGTCAGCATCTCCACGCAGGGCGGAAATCTCCTCCGGGGTCTCGCCCATGGCGAAGGGGATGTTGAGTCCGTCCCAGTCTTCACTCCACCCTGGCGTGGTCAGGTCACCTAGAAAGTCACGGTTCATCTGGTTGAAAGACTTCAGCGCGTCCGACGACTTCTTTGGGAACATAGCCGTCACAAGCGCAGACTGGACCCCAGTGCCCAGGGCGTACAAGTCACCCAGGTCGAGCACCTGGTCGGGGGTGCGGGAGCCCACGGAAATCATCGCAGATGGTGACACACCACGCCCCAGCATCTCAAGCAGACCCAGCGCGGACTGCTTGACCACACCGGACTTGAACGTGGTGTCATTCCCGAAGGTGACATAGGCGGCCTCTGGGGAGTACATGGCCAGGATGCCACCGGCGCCCACAGGTAGGGTGGACAGCCACTCGTTGTAGGCCTCCTGGTCAGCGTCGCTCCGGTTGAACCGGGGTACGCCTGGGTGGGAGTTCACCAGGTCTTCGATGTCTTTTTGTGAAGATGTACTTGCGTTCTTGACGGCTACATCGTACTCCTCACCACCACGTAGGTTGTTTCGGAGTCGAATCTTGTACAGTTTGAGCTTGGCGTCTGCGGGGCTCCACGCGGCGGTCTCTCCACCCGGTGTCCGCGACAGCTTGATCATGACCCCAGGGATGCCCAGGTCGGCAGCCTGCGCCATCATCGCGGCATGCGTGGCCGGCAGCTCCGCGTTGACGTTGCGCAGTTCCTCCGGGGGCTCCGCGTCACCAAAGCCCTTGGTGGTCTTCTCCATGTACGTGTCATAGGCGTCCTTGCTCACGTCACCTGCAGAGTACGCGTCTAGCCCCAACCAGCCTTGGGGGGTGGCGTTCCTAGTGAGGAATTCCATGCCATCCAAGGAACCATTCCAGGCGGTACCAATGGTCAGGCTGAGGGCGCCCATAGTGCCCATCATGGCACCCCGCCCTGCGTGCTTTACGAAGTCGTACTCACCAGTCTCTTCGTCGATGAAGCCATCATCAAGGGCCAGGATTTTGTCAACCCGGTCGTTGAATGCGTTCTTAGCCTTGTCGAGCATGCCAGCATTCGAGCGAGCTTGCACTTTGCCCACCGCGGAGGCCAACTGGGCACTCTGGGTGTTGGCTACATCATCAGCCTCGGCCTGTCGGTCTGCGGTAGACTTCGATGCGACCTGGGGCACAGTGCCCTCACGCTCCTCTGGGATGTCATCAGAGCTCACAGGTGGGGCGTCACCCTCAACGGACACCTGGTCAGCTAGGGGAGGCGCGGTGGGCTTGCGGTAGCCGGGCATACCCGGAGCGGCCTCGGAGTTACCCTCATAGCCCTCTGGGGCGTCCAGTAGAGCTTCAGGGGCTGGTGGGCCCTGGTCGGGTGTCAGGGGGGCCAGGACAGGCTCTGGGGCGGTCTGTGGCTCTGGTGTGGGCTGCGCACTGTCCCAGATGGTGGCACGGCGCTGTGTGGTATCAGTCTCACCCTTGAGGGCTAGCAGGCGGCTGCGTGCGGCGACGTCCTCGGCGTGGGTGGCAGACTCTAGGCGGGCGTCACTAATCTCGACTGGAACAGAGGCACCCACAGAGGTGCCCTGCTCATTGGCCACCCTGACCGCAATCTGGCGCTCTAGGAGTCGACGTCTACGCGCGGCTAGGACATCTTGGTACGCTGAACCCATGTAGAAACACTCCAGGCAATGCTATTGCTAGAGTCTAATTACCACCGTGCGAGGTGTTTGGGAGTCAGTTTGCTGTTTAGTACCTTCCACCGGTCGTACGCCTAGCGGGATTCACGGGCGCCTTGAGCGATGCCGCCATCTCGGCTATATCTTTGGCTCTCTGGGCTGGGGTCAGTGCCATCCTACCAGGTGCCCCCCGGACTGGAGGAGTCTCCGAGGCCTGAATGGTGGCGCTACCGGCACCCTCTGCGACATTCGCCCGAAGCTTAGCCTCTGCGCTACGTTTAGGACCGACCATGTCTTTTGCCATGAGCATGGGGCTACCGTCTAAAGGCATAACTTGGCCTGACTGGGCCTCGGTGGCCTGAGCGGCAGTGGAAGCCTGTGGGGCCGTGGCCACCGCCTGTTCAGCCCCAGCACGCTCCTCCTCAAGCTTGGCCTTTTTCCAGCGGTTGAGCTTACCTTGAGCGGGCGCCTGCTTCATCAGGAACTGGAACGCGGCCTCATCAGTGGCGAAGCCCTGGTCCTGCTTCATGGCGGCGAACTGCGGGGTGGCAATCACACTGGCCTTCATGGTCTCAAGGGTCTGGTCAGGGGTGCTCGTGTCGACCAGAGCCGCGTCAATCCCGTCTGTGTTCACGTCGGTGGGTTCAATGCCCATAAGGGCCAACATCTCGGCACCCTCGGGTCCCGCAGCCTTGAGCAGTTCCCGGCCAGCACGTCCACCAGCACTCCCCTGGATTTTATGGGCCGCGGCGAGGTCTGCGACGATTAGGCCATCCATACGTTTGGCTTCTAACTCTAGGTTGCCAATCTCACCCATAGCGGTCACTATGGATGGAGTTGTTGTGTCGACGGCGGCTACGAGGGCTTTTATCTCGTTGGCCCCCATGGGGTTGTCGGGGCGGAGTGCCTGGAGCGACTCAATGAAGGCCTCCTGACCCTCTGCGTCTGAACCTGCGTAGACCATCTCCATCAGGGGGATGTCGGGCATCTCCTGGGCTATGCTGTTCAGTAGCTTGAGTGTTTCGGGCCCGTTCTTGCCCTTGAGTTTGCCCCGCAGCCCAACCCAGAATTTGGGGTTAGCCACTTGGTCTGCGTAGGACGACCGGTTGATGTCCTCACCCGGGGCAACCGACGTGGTGGGCCCCACACCGGAGCCCTCACTCTCGAGGAACTCCATGGCCTCGTTTGTCGAGACTGTGTCTGGTTCCCCATTGATTTGGTGGACTATCTTGAGGCGCTCTTTCATGGCTGTCATTGACGCCTCAACGCGGACCTTACCCATGGCCTCACCCGAGGTGGAGTTCGCAGCGGCCAGTCTGCCCATAGCCTCATACAGCTTTGACTTCTTGTCAGCCGCCAGCTTGTTCATGGCCACCTCGCTGGTCTGGTTAGACACCTGGGCTGCCATGTCCAACTTGGCGTACTCGACTCGGAGTTCACTCTTGGCCATCTCGGCACTAAGCAGCTCCTGCTGGGTTGGGGCCGAGCCAGTGCCCTGGACGACACCGTCAGCCACGGCCTCACCAGTACGTGCGCTCTCGGCGGTGCGCTTCATAGCTCGGCCACGCGCGCCTCTCTTGTAGCTGTTGGCGGCGGCGATTAGACGGGGATTGATGTAGGCCTCGGCCATGAAATGCTCCTAGAATTTGGTCTGGAATTGTGGCAGGGTCAGACTGTTATCTGTACCCGTGGGGCCCTGGTAGACGGCCTTGGTTTCGATGCCGCCCCCAAATTCGGTAAGGTAGGATTGCATGTCATCCGAAAAGTACTGCATGTCGTCCTCACCGAAGTCCAAGCTGGCCCCGAGGGCTTGGAAGTTTGAGGCCATGAGTCGACTTGACTCATTCATCGCACCAACCTCACCCGAACCTGCTGTGATGGCGTTAACCTCAGCCTGCGCGCCTGCACCCTCAAGTGCGGTGGTCGTAGCGGCCATTGCAGACCCCAACTGGGACAGCCCAGTCATGGCCTCCTGGTTAGCGTTCACACGCTCCTGCTCGGTCTGGGCGCGCTGCTGGGCCATACCTGACTGGGCCGCCGCCGCACGCTTCTGGGCCATCTGGTCAGAGTCAGTGTTGGCCTGGGCTGAAGCCTGCGCGGCTACCGTAGCCTGTGCGTCCTGCATCTTCCGACGCTCCTCGGCCTCTTGACCACTGAAGCCTCCCCCACCCTGCTGACGGGTTGCCTCCAACTGGGCCGCCTGGATTTGGGCCCCCGCGGTCAGGTTGGCCTGGGCGATACGTTGGTCTTTTTCAGACTGTGACAGACCAAGCTCACCCCGGCGCATGCGAGCGATTTCCTGCTGCAACAACATCCTCTGCTGCTTCTTTAGGGGGTCTTCCTTCTTCATGGCGCCCCCGATGGCACCTGCGAGTAGGCCCACACCAGCGCCAACGGCAGTTCCGACACCGGGGATAGGCAACAGCGCCGTACCCAAGGCCGCGCCCATACCCACACCTGCCGAGGCGCCCGTACCTGCGCCCTTCAAGGTGTTCTGTACTGCTAGTGGATTTCCCATTTACTTATCCTTGTAGTCTTGATTCAATCATACCCTGGGATACCCTGGGGCCCGTGAGGATTACCATTAGACCTGAATCATCAGGACACACATCCGGCGCGCGCCCACTTGGACGTTGTCACCGCTGGAGACCCAAACGCCCAGGGCTTCAACTACAGGGCCACCGCCGGACTTTAGGAACTTGAACGAACCCTGGTAGAGCCCCTCCCCCCGGTAGCTTGTCCCCGCCACTGCGGTGAGTGCGCGTGCATCACGGGACACAAAGAACTCCGAGTTTGGGAAGTCGGCCTGGAGCACATCCACAGCCAGTGACCATGACACCAGGACGTCCCAAGTTCCCGCGGGTATGTCCAGGGTCATGCAGGCACCAGAGACTGGCACAGGCTCTCCCGGCTTCTGGATCTCCAGGAAGCTCGACGCAGACACCCTGGCGATGCGCACAAGTGTACCCTTTACTACCATGTCAGCTTCGACCTTAAACGCGGCGTCCAAGTTGGCCAGGCTAAGCTTACCGTTGAGTTGCTCGTATGACACACTTGAGGCGAAGTCGTACAGAACATCATTGACCGCGGCGGCGGTGAGAATGGTACCATCAGCGAACGTCGGTTGGGTGATGTCAGCCATTACAGTAGCCCACAGTGTAGAGGGGTCGTGTTCAGGGTAGCGTTCAGGATTTTGAAGTCCTTGAAAGTGTCTATGACTGCCCCAGACTCTGACGCGTCGTAATTCGCGATGACAAGGCGCACGCCGCCATAGCTCCCAACCCCCCCAATGACGAGCAGGGAGTTTGCCTCCGTGATGAGGTAAGACCCTGTCAGCCGGAACTCCTGGGTGAGGGAGGCAACATTAACTGTAGCCGCGAACCCCACCGTGTTGTTGATGAGTAAGTTCGTGGCTGTAGCGGGGACAAACTGCATCAGACCAATGATTGGCCTACACCGCTGGTTGTCGGCGAGCATCTTGACTGTCACACTATACCGCACGAGGACAGCGCCTATGCCCTGTGATGACATGTCTAGTGGCTGGGTCGTGCCTGTGGTAAGTTTGTGCTCCATAGGTAGGAGGTCTGTAGGGTTTACAACCATCCAACCCACAACGTCACCGCCCGCAACGCCCACAGTGCCTAGCACAGTATTGTCAGTCACATCCAACATCATGTTTGAGTACTCTGTAGACCCCGTGTTAGCCCGAGAGCCCCCCTCCAGGTTTATAGCGTACAGGTTGGCTGCAGGAGCGAGGGCGTACAAGTGCCTATCATCAAAGGCCTCTTTGACGACCTCACCAGACACGATGTCGTTCAGAACCGGCACACTCAAGGCTTGGTTTAGGGTGTACGCATTAAACAGGTCACTGGGGTTGATGGATGACATTAGCTCCGCACCTCAATTACAATCAGGGTGGGGTTGAGTACGCCACCGTCTTTCGGGATATAGTAGCGCTTGGCCACCAGTTCAACCACATGGGAGCCTCTGGGGACCTCCACGAAGAACTCGGCCTCGCCACACACCACGGTCTGCTGGGAGTCGTCGTGGCCTGAGTCTACGAAGAAGCCTGTGGCGTCGTTGATGAGCCTGCCGTCAACCTTAATGCCAAAGATGCCTGTGGTGCGGGTGTCTGGGGTCAGGTGTGTGGGCGCGCCTGAAATGTCCATGGCCCCAATAGTCATCCCCCCGATAACCCACAGGGTCGATTCCCCGGTGGTCACAGGGACTGTGGCATAAGTGACCCACTCACTGGCGCTTGCTGCGTTGAAGGCCGCCTGGTTTATCTCAGGGATTACGTAGTCCGAGGTCGCGTGGGCACTCTCCCCTGTATCCTGGGCCACACTGAGTGCGATGTCGTCGGCGTAGTGTGACAGGCGCAGGGCGCCTGAGTCAAAGATACCTGTGGCGAAGTTGTCCCCGTCAAGGTGGCCAGACTCCTGGACAATCTCGCGTCAGTTGCGGTTAATCGTCTCCGCATCAATGGATTCGCCCGTGACGAGAACCTGTTTGGTGTGCCTGTGGCCCATGAACGCTCCTAGTTAGGCTCTCTATGGCCCTTATCATTGTGGTCTTGGATGTACACCTTGAATCCCACTAGCTCCCAGCGGCCTGTACCCACCAGGGCTAGCTTGAACGTCTCGACATTGGACAGGTAGATGTCCTGCTTGACGACCATGGGACGTCTGTTGCCCCACCTGCGGCCCTCACCCAACTCTGCGGTTCCGAGGCGTAGCCCAAGGTCTGCGGGCTGTTGTGAGCTAAGCTCGTAGGTGTTGTGCAAGTCAGAGCGCCAGTCCTTGTAGACCTCAAGAGTCACCCCCCCAGTCTCGTACTCCCTAAGCCACACGGTGACCCTGTACACAGACTTCCTGGACGACCCCAGCGCGCCCATCCAGGCAGTTTCAAGTCGGGCTTCCCTAGGCGAGAATGTCGCATGAGTGTGTTGGTTCTCGTGGTCCAGGCAGTACACAGCTTCACCCAGCGAGGAGGTGCCCGCGGCGTAGATGTAGTTTCTGTGGTCGTCTATGATAGTCGCAGCCCGGGCAGAGGTGTCGAAACGTCTGCGCCAACCGTCACTGTCGCGCACGAAACAAGTGTCATTGTACCCGTTGTCTGTCACCCAGCACCGGTACTCACCATCGTGGACAATGGCCACCGCACTTACTCCCTTGCTGAAATCCAGCGTGGACATCCGGAACTCATTCTCCTTGGACGCAAACTCCACACTGTTGTTCTTGTAGGTGTAGAACCCCCCGTCACCGTACCAGAGTGTGGTCCCATCCCGGGTAGTTCCCAGGGACGACGGGGCAATGCACCCAATCATGGTGCTGACAGGATACGAGCGGAAGCCTGTGCCCGAGTCGTTGTTCGTGATGAAGAACGTGGAGTGTCTACTGAAGACGAGCATACCACCTGCAACTGGGTGGATACCTGTGATATCGACCTTCTGCGCATCAGGCCAGATTACGTCTGACTTGAGGAACGTGCCCCAACGACCCTCCATTGAGAACATCACCGCACCATCTCTGGTGCCAATCCAGGCCCGGCCCATACCGAGAGCGGCACAGGTCACTTGGGGTACAGGTGCTACATCCCGGATGGGGAGGATAAGCTGTGAGTCAGGGTTGTTGTCAGTGAACACATACACGATATTGTCGGGGAGTGTGCCCACATTGTATTCGGAGGGCCTGTCGTGCTGGGGCACCTCAAACAGCTGGGTGGAGCCTGAACTAAAGAGATCATGGGACCGGCCCAAGATGCGCGCGATAGTGTTCTTAGGCCCCAGGTCAATGTCACGCCACCCAATCTGGATGAGTGCATCGGAGTCAGCGTCATCAGAGGCGCCCGCGTACCCCGGCGGGACACCAGGCACTGTAGCAGTCGCCGCCCGTGTGCTCCGACCCTCCACTTCAAGGGTACCCGTCCTGACGCTGGGTGGGGACAGGTTAAACCAGCGGTCCTCCCACTGGGTGCAACCATTCCAGCCACCCTTGAGTTTGACACCCAACCAAGCCGTCCCAGTGTTAGCCGTCTGGACAAAGGTGCCAACGCGAGCCCGCTTGGCCATAGCCTTGGACTGGTGGCTGACCTCGTCCCGGGCCCTCAACGTGGGGCTGCCGGGACCCACCGAGTACCCAAGCTGGCCTAGGAACTCCCCATCATAGAACAAAGGTTGCCCACCACCACGCGGGACGATAATGAAGCCCGTTGGCGTTGCCAGAAACTGAGTGGGTGACTGGGGTCTGTCCTCGTCATTCAGTTCAGCCTTAAACTCTAGGATGTCTGCCGCAGCGGCCACAGTCTCCCATGTGCCCCCGTTGTTGCCTTTGAACACCTGGAGGGACGTGCCATTGTGCCTGGCCAGGACCTTGCGCTTGTTGAACACCCCAAAGCCTAGGCCATACGTCTTGGCTGCGTCCAGGGATGCCTCAGGCCCGTCGTTCCCGTTGGAGAGAATCAGAGGGGCAGGACCAGACACGGACACCAGCGTCTGCTCCTTTGTCCGCGTCATGTTCTCCACAGCGGTCGCACCGTTGTCAGACCCAAACAGTAAGGAGTTCTCCTCCTGCGGGGTGAGCATGCGGGTGGCAAGAGTCATTGGAGAATCTTGAGGCATTAGGGCGTCCAGTCAATGAGGGGCTGACGGTACGTGGGGCGCAGGCCTTGAATACCACTGTCGAACTTCACACCATCTCGTATCACCTTCTGGGCTCTGGGGGCCGCAGTTCCGTATAGGTCCGAGATTTCAAGCAGGGTCTTGGCCGCCATCTTGTACTCAATGGCCCCACCCTGCGGGTTGCCTCCCGCGGTCTTGAGGTCACCAGCCACCTGGTGGATTAACCATGAGGAAGCCTCCGCGTGCAGTGCGAACACGTCCTCATCGTCGTACTGTGGTGAGGGCCGCTCAATGACCCTTAGACGCAGTTCAGCGGCCTGGGAGGGTCTAGGGTACACCCCAAGGGTGAACGAGCCGTGAGAGGCCACCAGGGGCACACCATAGTCAGGTGTGAGTGAGCCATTATCTTCCCATGAGGCTGTCCCGGCCTCGACGGTGTGGATAAGGTGGAACGCCTCACTCCCGGGAAGCCGCTCCGTAGACGCGTCCTTCACCCGGCGGCGGTAGATGTAGAGATACAGACCACTAAGGTCCAGGCTACCTCGAAGCCCGGCGGTGAAGCCCATCATGTGCTCAATGGCCGGCAACCTCAATGTGACGACTTCGGTCAGCCCCGCGTCCACAGCCACCACTGTGGTGGCCAGGCTGGGGGCAGACTCCAGGATAGGCTCAAACCGGGTGGCCACCGTGCCAGACTGTTTATCCACACCTCGCCGGGGTCGGTTGGTGTCTACGCCAGCTACGAGGGTAATCTTGTACTCGAATGAACCTACGGGCTCGGAGTTAGTCCAGGTGGACGCGGTCTTAATGACGGCCAGGACAAACTTGGGTACGGGGAGCATCCTGTGGTCCCGCCTGTACAAGGCCAGGGCTGACCCGCTGTGACCGTTAGCTCCCGAGTTTAAGGTTCGGTCCCCTTCGCGTTGGTTGATTACGGGGAGGTCCCATTCGAGGCCAGTTGTGTTACTGACGTACTTGCAGTTGTCCATGAGTACCATGTTCGATGGTAGGTACACAACTGCGTCGAAGATTTCCCACGTGAACACCTGGGTGGCTGAGCCTGGAATAGGTCTGTCTAGGGCGGCATAGACGTTGACACCGTCACCTTTCACAGTGCGGACCTCACGGTCATACCGTATCCCGGTGGTCGTGTCTGTCAGCTCGATGGTGCGCAGTGCCCAGGACCCATCGAGGGACCACACGGTGGCGAGGGGGTTGCCGATGACCAAGTCAGAGATGCACAACCAGCGGTCAGTGCTTACAGTGACAGTGTCAGTGGCGCCCAGAGAATTGGCCGAGTCACGCAACCACACGCTGCGGGTCTTCTGCCAAAAGGCATACGGAGCGCGGCGGATGAGTGTGTCAACTGCGGTGTTAAGGAACCGATTGAACAACGCAATGGCTTCGTCATCTTCAGCGTGCCAGTCAGTGCGGTCGCCAACCCTTTGTCGAAGCTCTTGGATGTTCATTGTCAGTCCTTGAAAGGAAGTAAAAAGTTGCGAAAAAAGGGGGCCGAGGCAGGTTATCCCCGACGCTCGGCCCCAAGATATCAGTCCACTATGCGCTGAAGCACACCTTGCACAGAGCCTGCGCGGCGATGGTGGCCCCGCGAGCTTCAAGAGCCTGCGCAACCACGGTGGAGCCAATGTCGGGGTGACCCGTGGTGGCGGTGACATCCCAGTTGTCCAAGGCCCCAGCAACGCCAGAAGCGGTGGGCGTAGACAAGATGGCGTCAGCAGCGACACCACCGGCGTCAACGATGACAGAGACGACACCCTTGGCACACACCCAACCGGCCTTCAGGTTGGCGATGCCGCCAGCTTGAACGACACCAACAGCGCGGAACGAGGACTCGCCCGCGGCGGACGACACGACGTCGTAGTCGAAGGACGCAGAGGCCGCATCATCAAGACTCACGACCGTGCCAGCGACCAATGCGCCACCAGTGTTGTTGAGGATGTAGACGTACTCGAAGGCACCCCGACTGGACGTATTACCGAAGGGTACACGGGCCCGGGTTCCCGCAGCAGCAACCAGTCCCGAAAGACCGTCTGCGCGCGTGATGAGTTGAGTAGCCGAGAAGTCGGCGGAGATAGCAAGAAGAGACATGAGAAGCTCCTTATGGGGTTGCGGTACCGGTGACGACGCCGTTCAAACGGAGGTTGTCGCAGAAGGTGTTGAAGTTCATGAGAAGTTCGGTGCGGACAAGGTCCTGCAGGCCGACACGGGTGGGACCCTCAAAGCCGAAGAACGACGTACCAGCGAGGTCCTGGTTCTGCTTGGGCATAAGCAACTCGTGACTTTCCGGCGAGATGAAGTACATCAGACCATCGGTGAAGTTACCACCCATGGCGGACACGTCCATCAAGTCTTCAATGTACATACGGGTGCGGCCGATGAGTACGCCCTCACTGTCTTCCGTGTTGTACTTGTCATTCGTGCGAGGATGGTCCGCCGTGTAGCGCACCTTGTCATCAAGCTCGGAGATGTAGTTGTGGTACGAGGTGCTGTCACAGAAACCGATTTCCGCGGTAGGCTTCATCTTCCGGCCCGTGCGGGACAGGAGGCTCTGCATCTCACGAATCTTGCGCAGACCATTGGTCGCGAAGGACGTGACATCGTCATACTGGTTACCCCAGCCAGTGACACCGTCGGCACCACCCTGCTTCACAACGCCGTGGACAGTACCAGTCTGCGAGGCGATAGCCGCGTCGTAGAACAGGCCCTGCTTGGCAATGCCCGAGGGGCTGTAGGACTTGCGACCATTCCAGGTCGTGAAACCTTCGTAGCCACTGTCGGAGACGCCCGAGAGCGTTTGCTTCGTGAAGTTGTCGTGTGCCTTGAGCAACGCGAGGTCAGGATAGGCCTCGATGATGCGGCCCATGTCGACCTTGGAGCCAGACAGAGCAAGCTCACCACGGGGGATGTCGAAGGCAACGATGACACGAGTCAGTTGCTCACTTCCGCGAACGGAAATCTTCTTCATTCCACCTTGAATCTCTTCGCCACCGTGGACGATGATGTTGGCAGTACCAGGGGCATCATGAACAAGCAAGAACTCCTTGGAAATCTGGCCAGCAGGTGCGTGTGCAATACGCTTCTTCTCAACCATTTCTCGGAGGAATGGGGAAAGGTCTGCGAAAAGCAGGTTGTATTTGGGCTGCAGGTCCGTGATGACGGACGAAAGCAGGTTCTCGCTCGCTTGCATGTGTGCCTCCTAGGGGCTTCGGTCGGGGGAATATTGCGTCAGACAGAAGCTGACCTAAGGCTAGAACAGCCCATTTCTACGAAAAGTATTTGTCGAGGGTGGCGTTCTTGGCGGCTCGGAAACCACCCTGACCTTGAACCCGGGGGGCCACCTTGACGGGATTTGGTAGTACGGTCTTGCGACCATTGGATACCAGCTTTGCAGCCGCGCGAGGTACAGGTACCAGAGACTGCTCTGCGACCACGGCGGCCTTGCCTTGTTTCACTTCGTACTGTTTGGCGTACTTCAGGGCGAGGACATCGGAGACTCCGCTACCCTTGAACTCCAGGAATACCTCTTGGAACGCCTTAGACTCGCGCATGACATCCGCGCCAATCTCCATGTCAGTGCCAGCGTCGATGAACTCCAGGAGCCTCGTCTGACGCGCAATGGACTTGCCGTCATCGTTGTTGAACAGGGCTTCATTTCGAGACTTGAAAGTGTTCATGTAGTTGGCGGAGACGTCAGCCTCGTACTCTTCCGAGGCGGCACGCTGTGACGCAAGCTCGGCCTTGAGTGTGGCAATCTCAGCCTTGAGTGTGGTTTCACCTTCTTGGAGGCGTCCCAGTCGGGGATCAACTTCGTTGTAGGTGAGGGCCTCCAGGACCTCCTTCAGATTGGTGAGTTCGGCCTTTTGGTCGGCGATTTGGGGACTGTACAGGTCCGAGAAGGCCTGCGCGGTGCTTTGCTGGGCTTCGGGTAAGGTAGCAACCTCACCATCCCAGCTATCCGGGTCCCAAGTTCCCCAATCCCAACCAGGCTCAGTGTCAGCGCCACCACTATCAGCAGGAGCATCGCCTTCGACAGAAGTGTCAGCGACAGGCTCTGCGACTGGTTGTTCTGTTTCAACTGACGTCTCCGCGGGCTCTGCGCCCAGGCTGCCTACGACGGTTTCCATTACTTACCCTGCGACTTGGCGCGCTTCTCAAAGGCGGCATCTAGTGCAGCCTGTCGCGCTCTTCATGCCCGAGGGGCTGGTATCTTCCAGGGCAGTGACCTTTGGGCCTGCAGGGGTAGCACCAGGCTCAATTTCAGGGGCAGTCGCGCCCTCAATGCCCAGGGCACCAACGTCACCAGTTTCACCGGCACCCTCTTCGAGAAGAGCACCGCCGGCAGCATCATCAATGGGAGCATCATCAATGGCTGCGGCGGGCTCGGGGAGGGAGTAACCAAACGACTCAAGGGTCTTGAGAGCTTCAGGATGAGCCCCGGTGAGCTTTCGGATGAGGTCGACCATGTCAACGTCAGGGCTGTCAGAGGTATCGGTGTCAGGCTTGTCGGACAAGGGGTGCTCCCAGAGAGTGTTCAGGTGATGAAAGGATATCGCGTGGGTGGGCCCAACGTAGACCCTTTGTTGTTAGAGACTGGTCACAACTCCACGCCGCCTCTCACAAGGGCTGTGAATCGGAGTAGTCCGCTCATGTTGTCACGTACCCGGATGGCAATGTGGGAAAGCTCCCCAGGCCCGACCAACACAAGGGGTGGGTCGAAAGCGAGCGTTATGACGGCCATAGAGTTGATTCCATCACTGATGGTGTTTGTGATTGTTGCCCCGGTTGCTAGCAGGTCCCCAAGGTTAGTTACGGGGAACTCAATTCGGTTCTGACCCTGCGCGCGGTGAACCAGCTGAAACCCGTTAGTGTAGGCCAGGTCAGACATGAACTTGTTGTATGCCAACCCCGTCATTGTACCGTCAGCTACCGTCCCGGCCAGGGCATCAGCGACAGTGATTACCAACTCCTGAACGAAATAGCGCTTATCCTTCACGGGGGAGACCGCCGTAAACGTTATTTCGCCGCCGGTTTCTTCCAGGTTGAAGTTGTCGATATAGAACTTCGGGGCCTTGCCATCCTTCGCCACAAACTGCATCCGCATGGCCGTGATGGTCTCCCCCACCAGATTCATGTCTGCGAGGGGGATGGCTAAGCCTTGCCACACGTCGAAGAACAGCTCGTCGAAGTAGTCCTCCAGCTTGACTCGCGTGCCCACCTCTGCTGCCCCATCCCACCCGTACACTTCTATGGAGTCTCCAACGCTCCAGTCCTTGTCGACGTTTACGCCCATTGAAAAAGAGGCAAAGCCCGTAAGCGCCTGACTGCTACCCTTGTCCCACTCCCAAACGTTGTTTAGGCCTGGGTTATCCACGTACACACTTTTTGTGCCGGTCTCCGGGCGATTCGTCGAGGCGAACTTAATCTTAGTCCCGGAAATATTAGAGCCTGCCCATCCCGCGCCTGTCTCCTCTCCATCTGTAATGAGGACGGGCGTACCACCAGTTGAGGCGTCCTGGTTCATCGCAGCGCCGTAATCACTGTTGGTCAGGGGAACAAACCTAGATTGAAGCTCCAGAAGAGGTTGAGTCAGGGTGACCAAGCCGTGGAGGCGCCCGCGCCCAGACGGGGACTTTGGGACCGGGTCAATTGAGACGTCCGCCCCAGCGTTACCCAGCTGTGTGCGAAGTAGGATTTGTTCGTCCATTGTATACCCTACTCGTAGTAGCCGAAGATGACACCCCAGAAGTCTCCTGTAGTGCCCTCCACGTACTCAAGCGCAATAGCGTCGTCCTGCCCCAATCGGATAAGGTCGCCCAACCGAAGCTCCTCGTGGCCCGCCACTGTGCCAGTTCCTGGGACAGACACGAAGTCAATAGGGCTTTCAGATGTAATACCTGTGATGGCATCTCCACTGGCGCCTTGGCGACACTCGGCAGTACTTGATGCGGTGTGGCTGGCGGTTTTGTTTGTGTTTGTTGGCGTTATCACCGTGCCTCCAGCCGCAGTCCCAGTGACAAAGTGGAGCTTGATTCGAGCTGACTGGACAGCGTTGAGGCCAACGTGTGAGATTACCAGCTGGCGGTCAGGGTCCTTGTTTTTCCAGAGGACAGCGAACTCACCTGCGGCTGCGCCCTGGTGGTCAAAAACCAGTGTGAAGGCTAAGCCCTTATCCCTGGAGTTGTAGTATCCCCGAGAGTCATTGCGAGCTGAGGTGTTCAGCCGCTGGTCGCTGCCGCGTACTTCTGATTTGAAGCCCGTACTGTCGTCGGTGTAGTCAATAATTCCCATGGGAGTCCTCTGAGTGTGTGCCTTGTTACAAGTCGTCAAGGTCGCTGATTTCGATGTGCCGCCCAACCAGTAGGGCAAGGTAAGCATTGCTGAGGCGCAGTTGGTCCACCGCCTGGGAAAGAAGCCCCGCGACCATATCGTCAGCTACAAGCATCTCGAAAGGTGTCAGGATCTTCTTGGTGGTGGAATCCTCAACAGCCTGGGCTACACCGCCGTTGTCGATTAGAAGCGCCATGGTCTACCTGAACTGTGGGAGGTTGGACAGACGCTCTACGGTTTCTTTCTTCAGAGCCTTAGACTTGGAGATGAAGTCCGCGTGTCGACGCTGTGTGACGGGCCCGTTCTCGGAGACAGACAGTCTCCCCTGGCGTTGAGCGAACGTACCAGACAAACGGGCTTCCCCCTCTGCGCCAGAGCTTCGGTAACCATTGCGTCGAGCCTGCCAGTCCGCGGCCTCGTTGGCTCGGTAGGTTTGCCGGGAGGTCTCGTTGTCTTCCATGACCCTGACCTTGTTGGTCTTCAGCCACTGGGCCTTCTGGGAATTGGACGTGAACGTCGTCTTCAGTTGGGCTGACTCTTCCACTGTGAATAGGATGCCAGAGAAGCCCGCGGTGGCATAGACCGAGGACTGCACACTTTCTGCGCAACCCGGGCATGTAATGTTCAACGCGTCGGGCACGATGGCGTCTTCCTCGGCGTAACCACAGGCGCATGAGATGTCTACGAATGGCATCAGACACCGCCTTGGGGAAGCCCGACACCAGGTCCGCCAGCACCGATGTTAGCGGGCATGGCTCCCGTGGGACCCTGTGGACCAGGCGCCGCGCCAGTCTCCTCGCGTCTGGGGGGCTCTAGGCCTCCACCCTGTGCACCGGGTTGCCTGTCAGCCTCGGGGTCTCCTGTGGGCACTGTACCCACGGGGTCGGGCGGAACCAGTTGGTCAAGTCCGATGAGTTCAAGGAGGGTCGTGTAGAACTTGTCGGGCGGAATGTGTCCAGCCTGCATGCCTGAGATGAGGGTTGCACTGTGCGCGGACATGTTACCCAGTTGGGTAGCTCGGTTGTCTTCAGAACCTGCATACACGGACACGGTGAAGTCAATCAACTGGCCAAGCTCGCCCTGGGCTTCCACAATCATGTGCATCGCGGTCAACTGGCGGTTGACAATCATGGGTACACGGTCACCCGCATGCCGCAGCCACTTGCTGCTGCCCTGGGGCAGGAGTTCCGCATACAACTTCAACGAAGACTCTGCCATCCAGGCCACTGTCTTGAAGATGCCACGCTGGCGTCTGCCCTGACGTGTCTGTAGGAACCCATCGGAGAGCATTGCATTGGTCGCGAGCTTGTCGGTGCCTTGCCCACGGGTGTACGAGGGCAGCCCCAGCAGGTGTGCAATTGACTCCTGGATACGGGCGCGCATGATATGCACAGCCTGACCCACAACGGGTGCGGGAGGCGTGTAGAAGATTTGGGAGATTGGGACAGTGTTACCGCTCTTGATGGGGATAACACCACCCGGCACCCGGGGGCCCTTCATCATCGCAAAGAATGACTCGGGGTCTTGAAGTAGGGCGGTCTGTACGAAGGTCTCGGACACAGACTGCAGAGCCGTGGCGAATTCAATCGTATCCAGCTCGTTCAGTTGGTTCTGGAGAGAGGCCAACATACTCGCGTCACTGACGCCTCGTACAGACTTCCGACCCGGCGTGAACAAGGTCATGTAAAATGGGTTGGGCAGGTGAGCGTAGGGGAGCTTGCCCGAGAACAGGGCTTCCTCAATGTCATCCGAGAAGTGGTGGAACTGTTCGCCCACAAGGTCGTAGACTTCGTAGATGACCACAGACTCGTAGATGCCCTGTAGCTTGGACTTCAGGCCCTTGGCCTCACCATCAATCTTGGACTTGAGGAAGTCAGGGAAGCTGGCGGACTTCAGTTTCTCTTTGGTCGACGCGGGGTACTGTGCGGGAACGGTCTTGCCGTCCTCATCCTTGGATGGCTTGCAGCGGCGTCGGAGTTCGGCCTTGGAGATGGTCGTGACTTCAATCACGTAGCGCAAGTTCTTCCAGTAGCGCGAGGACATGTCGTACCAGAGACGACTGTTGTCGAGGTTCTCGATGATGGGGTCTTCGTCCTCAAAGTCCCAGGAAATCTTGGTGATGCCCTGGCCCTTCTTAACCGAATCGGTGGCCAAGTCCCAGCACATGTCCTCAACTTCGTTCTTGGTCAGGGCCCAGTTGGCCAAAGCCTCTAGGGCCTTAGCGGGGTCGCGGAAGTCTTCCCGGCGGGGCTTGAGTGTGACCGTAGGCTTGTTGGGCACGGCAGACGCCGCGATGGTGTCAACGGTGGCATACAGGTGGTTCTGTGAGAACGAGTCAGACTGCCCAGCCATCCCTACGACTTCGGTCTTGAGTTCACTGCGGAACCACGCATCCACGATGTCCCACGTCTTGTGGTCCGTGATGGACTGGGCCTTGTGCAAGCCAATAAGCTCTACAATCTGCTCGTCGGTTAGTGCATCAGGGTTTGTCTTGGCCATAGGGCGTAGCTCCAGGGATGTCGTTGGATTATCACCACACAGGCTGGGGGCCTAGCGGTTTGCGGTTAGGGTCACTTGCGTCGGAGGGCTGTGCCCATCTTGTAGGGAACCACCCTACTCTGGTTGGGCCTGTTGAGTGCATCTGCACCAGCCTTGTCAGCCTTGAGCGCGTTCCGGTACTCCGCCCACTCATCCGCAGTCAGTGTAACCTTCAGCCTCTGCTGGTTATTGATGCGGGGCTTGGAGGCGCCTCCGATAGCTCGTGCAGCCCACAGGGCCACCATGAGTGCGGACAACCGGTCATAGTGAGACCGGTCACCTGCGCGCTTAAGTTGCTTCACACTGGCCAACTGCCTATCGCTGGGTGCGATGAGCTTCTGGTTCTGGTACCGGGCCGCCTGTGAGACAATCTCCGTGTCGAGTATCACCAGGCTGTCCATCAACTTGTCAATGTGGTGAGTCAACAGACGTGCGTTCGACGCCTGGCTGGCCCAGAGCCCCGGCTTGTAGGGCTTCTCGCAGTAGATGTTTGGGTAGTGCGCTGCGATGAGGTTGTCGATGATGGCCTGTCCGATTCCGTTACGTTCAACCGCAACCATAGCGTTTCCGTATCTAACCGCCGCGGTCTCAACTGCCTTGCTGAAGGCTACGGTGTCAACGTGGGGGCTCGAATAGGATGCCACCTGGCGGATTTCATCGTTCCAGACTTCGAGCACAACAAAGGCACTGTGGTCAGCGCCCGTGGATGCAGGGTCGACCCCGATGACGTAGCGGCCAGCGGCCTGCGCTGTGGGAGGCTCAAACTCGTGGTAGACTGCACCGGGCGGCATGTCCGTGTGGAGTGCGCTATCAATGTGAGGTTGGATGGCGTGGTTGGGCACAGCCGAGAACCCAGCCTGAATCCAACAGGACACGTCATCGGACAGGAACCACACGTCGAAAAGCTCAGGCCAACGCTTGAGCGCGGGGTTGGAGGCCAACATGATGCGGCGGAACTGAAGGTTTCCAAAGGTCAGACCCTTGTCTTCGTACTTGTCCAGGCGACGGAGTTCGTCCACAGTGGGTACGAAGTCGTCAGGCACAGGTCGGGAGTTCAGGACACTGTCCCAGTGAGGGGCGCACACGTATGTCCACCGACCCTCACCACGCTTGGCCAGGGCGCACATGTCACGCCAGTACTCCATGGAGGGTGCGCTGGGAGGGGCTGGAGTACACTCTGCGACGAAGAGGGCGTTCTCACGGTTGAACAGTGCGGGGGTCAGACCTGTGATGACACTAGCGGCGTCAGGCCAGAATGCGACCTCACTGGCGTGGAGGGCATCGACGGATAGACCGATACCAACATCTTCCTTCTGTGCAGACAGGATGCTGTAGGTGCCTCCGACTTCTGGGATGAAGTTCAGGTGCTTCATGGCCTTGTCATGGATGAGCGGCACCCGGAGTTCAGCGGGGAACGACCGGTACATCGAGTGAGCGCGCTTCAGAAGCCCAAGTGCGCGACTGTCCTTATCGGCGATTGTAGCGGCCTCAAACTCCGGGTTGCGCATGGTCTTGATGAGGAAACCAGCTGCAGGTGTGTTGCTCTTACCTACCTGACGGGAACCCAGGGCACACAGGAACTTTGACTCACCACTGGACATACGTGGGGGGTTGTCGATGTACGAAAGCATCGTCGACTGCAGGTTGTGCGTAATCCGGTAGGGGTCGAATGGAATCTTTGCCCCGGTCTTCATGTCCCGGATATGCCCGAAGGAGGTCAAGAACTCCGAGGGCAGTAGATCCCGAGTCAGGTCCAGTGCGCGACTGCTAAACTTGGGACCACTGTCATCTCGTGCGATGCGGCCCAACTAGCCCTCCGCCTTGGCGTCGTCTGGGGTGATGACTGTGACGACCTCCACCTCTTCAACGTGGAACCCTGGGACCACACCACGCTTGTCTTTTGCGGCTGCGACAGCCAGGGCCAGCGCCTGGTGACCTCCAGCCACACCACCCACCTTCACCACAGTCTGGGAATTGCCCAGAGCCTGCGCCGACACAATGTCCAGGTAGGGCTTCAGGGCCTTGAGCATGGCGGGTGGAATCTGGCCGAGGAGACCAAAGGACACCATCATCAGTGCAAGCTTGCCCCCAGTCGCAGGGTCATTGAGGTCTAGTCCAGCCACCAGTGCGGCCATCTTGGACCGGTCGTCGGGCTTCACCAGGAGCAGGAACGAGTCATACTCCGAGGTGAACATCTCGGCAGACTCACCGGTGTTGGCTTGTAGTTCTCGCTTAGACATCAGTGCTCCCTGACGGTGTGTAGCCGGGTCACGCGGGGACCCTCTCGACGAGTTAGCATTCCTTCACGGACCATAACCCAGCCTTGTAGGGTGAACATAGGCCGAAGCAGCCGCTGGGGCACAGTGTATGGGGTGGTGTAGAGCTTGCCGTAGTCCTCTGCATCCTCCTCCTTGAACCCCCAGCTACGGAAAGGCACCTTGGCAAGGTCCACATTCTGCGCGAACAGGTTGAACCCGTTCATCTGGCGTAGCTCTCTAACAGCATTGTGGAGGTGGCTATAGATGGCAGTCGTGGAGGTAGAGTGCAGCGTAAGCGTATCCACCCCAGCGCACCACAGGGCGAGCAGACAGATGTTCCTAGTGATGTTCTTGCGACCAACAGCCCCCACGAACAGCCCGTCGTCCAGGACGTTGGCGACCTCGGCAGGGGTTGGAGGGTTGTCGCCCCAAGGTAGACCTTCGGGCCAAGCCTCGGGAGCTTTTAGGAAGCTGGGCCCGTTCAGTGCTCGGAACACCGTGGGACTGGAGCCACTGAACCTGCTGACGAACGCGGCGTTGTCCCAGTCCATCTCCTCGCGGGTGAACACGAAGTCGCGGAGCGCAGGGAGTAGCGCCAGGCCACCCCAGATACAACCCGAGCCCACCATGGCGCGCATATTCTTAACGGGAGTCTTGCGAGTGAGTGTACGGCTGCTCATGGTGCAGTCTCCAAGTGTTCAGCCCAGGCAGGCTGGATGCAGTACTCCTCTAAGCGTCGCATGCCCTCCTTGCCCGAGCAGGCCGCTAGGTACCGCTCGTCGACGTCAAAGGTCGTCGTCTTGTAGTCCGTCTGTACAGTGAAGCGCACCACACCCTGTGCGGGTATCGTCACACAGGTCCAAGTGGTGTGGGGGGAGGTGGGCTGTGAGTACTCTCGGCCCAGGTCCATGAGGATTTGGCAGGCCATGTCCACACTGGCGATGGCACGGATGACATCGAATTTCACTACATCGAGGTTGGGGAGGTACACGTTCATTTGTCAACCGGGAAGGTGTTGTTGTAGCGCCAGTGCCTGGCCGAGGGGCTCAACAGGGTGTGCAGCATCTTCTCGGAGCACATGAACGCGTTGAACTGTGGGTCCCAGGTGAACAC